GATCGGGTAAACCATTTATAAACGGTATAGGAAAAAGCCCTTCAACTCAAGATGGTAAATGGGAACCCCAAGTTAAAGATTTAACTAAAGAAATATTAGAAATACAAGCAGATTTAATGATTAAAGAAAAGAACTTTGGTCTTGGTGGTAGTGAAATTATAGAAATAAGTAAAAATAAATTAGAAAATATCGGTACTGTAATGAATGATTATGGCAGTATAAGACTTGATCCTATTGGTAAATTATTAGATAATGAAGTTTTAGTAGGTACACGCACCACATACGTTAATAGTGATTCAGGACCATTGTTAGAATATGTTGATGTTCAAGATCTTCCTGGCGGTACTTATAATTTAAATGTTAATAATAGATTTAACGTAATGGTAGGTGCAGGGGGTATTAATTTAAAGTCTTATGGTCCGACAAATATATCAGGAAGTATTACTAATATAGCAGGTCAACAAGTTAATATTGGTTCAGAAAATGAAGTTAATATAGATGGTAAAGTTATTAATATAAGTGCAGAAATTTTAAGAATACGTAATAAACGTCAAAGACAAGTTTTAATTGATAGTGGTTTAGGTGTTAGTAAAAACTTAGTTATAGGGGGTGGCTTATCAGTAGAAGGAGAGGTATTTTTGCAACACGTTACTGCTCCTACTGAAACACAAATAACAAATGCTACCCAAACTTTAGGTCAAACAGTACAAAATGCAGTTATAGGTTGGGCTATAGTACCACCTGGTGGTTCTTATCCTGGGTCAACTATATCTTTATACGGTGGGACATTAGGAGGAGTACCTGCACCAGATACTCTAGTAACTTATCCACACACTCATTCATTTGAAAATTTACCATTAACTTTAACTGAAAAAAATGAAGGTGTTCGTATTTCAGCAAAAAATCAAGGAATTAATAGTGAGAACAGAGTAATAGCTTCACCTCAATTTAATAATCAAAAAACTGGTATAGAAGTTACCTCTTTATCAGGGGCTAACGGTGTGGGTGATGGAAGAACATATACAGGGGCTTTAACTGCTCAAGGTACTGCTCATGGTCTACCACCTGAAGAATAATTAAGTATTAAATATTATTGTAATGATAAAATTTAAAGAGTATGTAGTTTATAATAGTATTACCAACAATTTATCTGATGATAAATATGATGTTGGTAGTCCTTTTAATTTTATAGAATATTTAAATTATATTGAAGTTATAGATAATAATGATTTAGAAAATTTTAATCAATATAAAAAATATTTAAGTAATTGGAAACAAACCAATTTTGATAACAATAAAGATAATTCAGTTAATATAAAGTCAATTTATTTAAATTTTTTCAATGATTTAACTTTAAAATATTCTACTCAAGAACAAAGAAGATTTTTTAACACTATTGATTTTTTCGAGCAAGATTCACTAACTAATATCATTCCCTTCTATAGAAAAAAAATAGTAGAAATTTTAAATTATTATAGAGAAAAAAGAAATACCTTTCAGAGAGAAATAAGACAAAAACAAGGTAAAGGTAGTAATTTTAGTGTTAAAGATCAAATAATAAACAATATTAATAATTTTTTTAGCAGTCCTGATTATGTTGGAAATAAAGTTTCTTTATCAGGTCTAAGGGTAGATATAGAATTAGGTTACGATACTTTTAATGATTATTTTGATATAAATCCTGAATCAGTAGATGCCAGTGAAGCTTATACCTCAAATGATATCAATGTTAACAGTTTTTTAGATTTAGATAAAGCTTTAATTGAAGTTTTAAATAAAAATAATATTACTATTTCTGAGTTAAACCCTTATAAATTAATTATAGAGTTTAATGAATTAAATACAAGTTTACTTCAAAAAGATGATTTTATTGATTATAAAATTAGGAATAATACAGATACTTATAGAGTATTATTTGAAGCTGAGTTATCTGAAAATTTAGTAGGTACTGATTATTTTTATTTAAGTACAACAAATACTGGATTTGTATCTGGAAAATTATTTGAAGCAAAAAATAAAGCAAAAAATTTATTTAATGTTAATTTTCCATCAACGATGGCTAAAGAAAAAGCTCCTATAGATTATGAAAGAAGTGTAGGGTTATTCTTTAATCCTACTAAGTTTTCCATATTAAGAGTGGATGGAGAATTTATTAATAAAATAAAACCTCAATTAATAGAAAATTTTGTATACGTTTTTCCTGATCCTAATGAATATGGGGATGTAGTAAATTTAAGTAATACAAAAAGGGAAAACCCGTTCAATTTTTATTTTGATAATAGTAGTTATAAAAATATATCATCTTCGTCTTCTCGAAATACAGTTAAATCAAATGAAAGAAGTCATTATTTTCACTCTTATCAATCCTTAGAAAATAGAAGAATTGATATAAAAAATGATGGTTTATATGCAAATTCAATAAGTCAATTAATAAATCATGGTTCAATAAATAAAATAGAAACTGATATTTATGGTAATGAATATATACAATTGATACCTAATAAAGGTATTATAAGAAATTCAGCTGATATAGAACTTATAGATGATTTAGATTTTAAATCAGGTGATACTTTACCTGTTAGTGAAAATCAGTTTGATGTTGTTGAACCTTTATCAGGTTTTCATAATAAAATTAATTCTTTTAAACAAATATATGTTAAAGATGCTATTACACAATCTATACAACCGCTTTCAAGTTCAAATTTTAATGCTATTTATAATAAATTTTCATTTAATAAAACCTTATTTAATGAATTGACCGGTAAAGGTATTTTAGATATAAATGTATATGAAGATACATATAGTATTGATTTAAGTTCATTTTCAATAATAGATGTATTCGGATACGATGGTAATTATATAGAACTATCTAACTCACCACTTATTATTGATAAAGATCTAACCCAGCCTAATTTAGCATACATTACAAAAGATTGTTATAATGACGGTTCTATATATAAATTCAATATAAGTTTATCAGGTGCAATTGATTCAAATTTATTTCGTTATGAATTATATAAGTTTGATACAAATAAGAAAACTATAGATCAAATAAAAGAAATTGATAAAACATCTAATTTATTGGGTAATGAAGATGGGCTTCATGGAATTATAGGTGTAGATGGTATAGGTATAGGTATTGAACCAGCTTTATACCCTTTTAATTTTAATAACCCTCCTGAAAGTTTTAATATAGTTGAAATAGTTAATAGTGATTTAAAATATAATAGCTATGATAACTCGTATATATTAATTACTACATTTAAAAATCAATATGATTCAATAGTAATTCATTATTTTAATTATAAAATTATAGATAATAAAATTTCTATAGTTAATAATGAACTATATTCTAACTATAATAATTCTGTAATTAATACTAATAGAAATAAAATAATTTCTATAGCTAATACATCCGGAATTTTTAGTTTTTTAAGTGGTTCGGGAAATTTAACATTACCAGGTATTACATTTCCATCAAGTAATACTACAAGCACTATAACTATTGCATATTCAGGTTCAGTAAATATAAACTTTAAATTAGATAATATAGTCCAATCATCTAATGGTTTAAGTTTATATAAAGCAGAAGTTGATTATGGTGATAATATAAAAGAGACAATTTATTCTAATTTTAGACCATCTACTAATACTTTAAAATTGAGTAATTTTAATCACGATTATACATCATTTAATGATTCTATATCATCTACCGGGTCAATTAAATTTTATTATGAAAATGGATTTACTTCTACTGTTAATCTAGAAGTGTATAAAATATTGTCTGATATATCACCGCTTGATTTAAAAGTTATTAGCGGTCAAAAAACAAACGAAAACAATTTAACTTTAAATATGGTGGATAAAAATAATACTTTATACAACTTTATAGGTTGATAAAAAATTTAATAAATATCATTATGCCTATAAAATTAAATATTTTACAACCTGTTAGAGGTAAAACTAATGATAATATTATATATAGAGATATTAATTTAGATGTAAATACCGGTATTGTTAAAGGTGAAGATGCTAACAGTCCTGAAAATTTAAAAGATTTAAATACTTCTATAAATTTTGAGGCTATCAAAAATTCTCTAATAAACTTGATTACAACCTTTCCTGGGCAAAAAATTTTAAATCCTGAGTTTGGTATGAACTTTGGCGATTTACTTTTTTTACCTGTATCAAGAGCTAGAGCTAGAGTTATAGGTGAAACTATAACCAATACTTTAGCAGGATTTGAACCAAGAATTCAACTTACTGAAATTGAAGTAATATCAGATCTAGAACTTCAAGAATATGAATTAAACATTACTATAAATATACCTGAATTTGACAATAACCCCCTTAATTTAAAAGGTAGACTAAACAGATCTGGTTTTTATAGTTACTAATTAAATATATTTATGGCAGATAAAAATTTAACTGATTTTAGTTTATCAAGAGATAGTTATACTGCTTTTGATGCCAAATCTCTAAAAGAATTAATTCAAACTAGATTGAATGAAGGGGGTATTTATACTGACCAATCATTTGAAGGTAGCAATATGTCATCAATTATTGACGTAATTGCATATAGTTACCACTTACTTTTATTTTATTTGAATCAAACCTCATCAGATTCAATGTTTACGGATACAAGTTTATATGAAAATATGAACAGAATTGTTAAATTAATTGATTATAAACCTAAAGGTTATCAAACTTCATTACTTTCATTCGATTTAAAATCTAGTGGTTTATTACCGATTGATACATATACCATAAAAAGGTATAGTTATTTTATAGCTGGGGGAGTTTATTATTCATTTATAAATGATAGTACTTTTAACAAAACAGTACCGGGAGATCAAACTTTAGGAAATTTTTCTAGTGAAAATATATTAAGAGAAGGTCAATATTTTGAATACCCTGAAGTTTTAGCTTTAGGAGAGGATTTCGAAATTATACCACTAGCAGTAAAAAGTAATGATGATAATGTTAATATTAATATAGATAGTAGTTCTATAGGTATATATGTACAAGATAATAATACTAAAAAGATAGTTGAGTTTAATGAAACAAGTAGTTTATTTTTAGAAAATTCAGATTCAACAGCATATGAAAAAAGATTAAATGAAAATGGTTTATATGAATTTAAATTTGGCAATGGGGTCTTCGGCAAAAAGTTAAATGCTGGTGATTCAGTATTAATATATTACATACAATCATCAGGTGAAGCAGGAGTAGTATCCCCCGGTGTATTAGATGGAAATTATTTAAATTTATATGTTACTCCTCGTTTCGATAATATAGGTCGCAATATTTACAATAATACATTTAATTTTATAACCCCTCAGCAGATACAATATTTAGCATTTTCTAATACTTTACAATCTACAACCCCAGTAGATATAGAAGATGTTGAAAGTATTAGAACTAATGCATCTAAAAACTTTCAATTACAAAATAGAGTTATAACAATAGATGATTATAATAATTTTCTACAGTCTAATTTTTCACAAATTTTAAAATCTTTTAGTGTGGTAAATAACGATCGTTATGTGGATGAATATTTAAATTATTTTTTAAATATAGGTCTAAATAAACCTAATGATGATAGTAGAGTTTTATTCAATCAAGTTAATTTCAATTCTATTAATCAAACTAATAATATATATCTATTTTTAGTTTCTAAATTTAATAATGTAGATAAGAATGATAATCTAAATTTTGTATCTACCTCTCAAAAATCCTCTATTATAAATACTTTTAAAGAAAAACAACAAGCAAATATTAATATAGTTCCTGTTGATCCTGTATATACTGCATTTAGTTTAGGGGTAAGAACTGGAGAGAATGAAATTTTAACTAAAGATATTTCTGAAGAATCATTTTTAGTTATTTCAAGAAACGTATTAAGTAACTCCAGTACTCAATCAATAAAGCAGAGAGTTAATAATATATTTGTAAACTATTTTGAAAGTTTAAATTTAAATGATTTAGTGAGTTTAAAAGAAATATCTAATCAAATTTTTAATATTGAAGGTGTAGAAAAAATAACTTCAAGACGTATTAATAACTCAGTTGCTATTAATGAAGTAGATGGTATAAGTCTCTTAGTATATAATCCTATATATTCAGATAATGATATACAAATAATTGGTAACGATTTAAT